AATTGCTCAACTAGTTGAGCATAGAGCCAGTGACGGACGCCCACTCACTGATCTGAGTATTACAACATGGAGAAATGGCGGCGAGCCTCAGGTAGTTGCCCCGCCTCCCCCAAATTCTGATCCGTTAAATCACCTAACTAACAGAGATAAAACTCGACTGTCCCGCCAAGCCCAGTGGGAGTATGCGACAGCAAATAAAAGATATCCAAGTAATGCCAAATTGGAAGATTTAATGGTTGAGCTAGTCAGAGAAGCGAGGCGAACAAGACATGCTACTGAAGATAACCAGTAAATAAAGCTACAACAATTAGGATAATTAATCAAATATGTCATGGAAAAAGCATTTTGTCACATACCAAGGGCAGCAAAGCCCCATTAGCGGCAAAAAGAAACCAACCGATTCAGGAAACACTTCCAAATTCTCAAGTTGGCTACCTGAAATTTATACAGGGGCAGACAATCGTATTGAGCGTTATACCCAATACGATCAGATGGACAATGACAGTGAAGTAAACACTGCCCTTGATACTATCTCTGAGTTTGCAACACAGACAGACGAAACTACTTCATTGCCGTTCACTGTTGAGTGGACCGACACTCCTACTGACTCCGAAACTGAGATTTTAGATGCAGTACGTACTCAGTGGTGTAATATCAATGAGTGGGATAGACGATTATTTGCCACATTCAGAAATACCATAAAATACGGCGATCAGGCATTTATTCGCGATCCCGAAACATGGAAACTTAATTTCGTTGCTCCGAATGATATTCTTAAGGTCATTGTGGATGAAGCAAACGGAAAAGAACCAAGTCAATATGTGATTAAGAATATCGATCCAAATTTCCAAACATTGACTGCTACGTCACCATCAGGCGCAGAATCCTACTTCACCTCAGGAGTGGTTTCCCCGGCGTCATTTAATGGGTTGACAGGCGGTCAATCTGGCGTATCAAACGGTGGAAATCGAAATGGCATGCAGGCTGACATGGAATTCTTGGTCGATGCAAATCATGTTATTCATCTGGCAATGACTGCCGGAATGGATGCAAATTGGCCCTTTGGTAACTCCATTTTAGACCCAATTTATAAAACATTCAAGCAAAAAGAATTGCTGGAAGATTCAATTATCATCTATCGAATTGCCCGCGCGCCTGAGCGACGAATTTTCAATATCGATACTGGCGATATGGCTCCGCATTTGGCAATGGCATTTGTTGAGCGGTTCAAGAATGAAATTCACCAAAGACGAATTCCAACAAAGACCGGCGGCGGTTCTAGTATGATGGATGCACAATACAATCCATTGTCTGCCCTTGAAGACTATTTCTTTCCGAAAAGTTCTGATGGCAGAGGATCAGACGTGACGACATTGCCCGGAGGTTCCAATCTCGGAGATATTGATGATTTGAAATTCATGTCAAATAAAATGGTCCGGGCATTGAGAGTTCCAAGTAGTTATATGCCAACCAGTCTTGAAGATGGGACAGCCACCTACAATGATGGTCGCGTCGGCACAGCTTATATTCAGGAATTCAGATTTTCTCAGTACGTCGAACGACTTCAAAAAATACTTAAGCCGAGTTTCAATAATGAATTCAAATTATTTCTGAAAAATCGTGGATATACTATTGACAGCAGCACCTTTAATATTGGTTTTGTCGAGCCACAAAACTTCAGCCAATATCGTGAAATTGATCTTGACGGTGCAAGAGCATCATTATTTGGGCAATTGGACGGGGTTGATTATCTGAGCAAGCAATTTGTTCTTAAAAAGTATCTTGGTCTTACTGATGCTGAAATTCTCGAAAATGAAAAACTCATGCAGAAAGAAAATCCACCGAAAGACGGTCCTTCTGATGATCAAAACATGGATGAATTCTCTTCACTTGGGCAGGTGGGTGCAAGTGGCGGAATGAGCGGCGACCTAGACGACTTTGCTGATCTGGATGCAGATATGGATGGCGACGTTGACATGGATGATTTCGATGGTGACGGGGGATCAGCAATCCCCGGAGACACAGCGGGCGCAGAAGGAGAAGTAGATGAAATTAAATGAGTTCATTCTTAAAGAATATTATGAAGAAGAAGAAGACGAATATTCTTATGTAAAAATTGATCATACCAGACGACCTCGTATAACTCTTATGCATTTGCAGAAACTACGCAAGGCAAGAAGTATCGAGGATATGGAAATAAAACAACGTGATTCTGTAGTTTCCGACATTTATGGAAGATCCCAAGAGTAATCATATTGCGTGATATCTGTGTTTTTATGCGTTTAATTCACATAAAAGCCGATTATTAATAAATAATTTTAAGTAAAGTATCACATATCTTTTTAAAAGATTAAGGAGAATTAACAATGAAGACTACAAAACTTTCAAAAGTCTTAGAATGCGTCGTTAACAGCGACCCTAAGCAGGCAAGTAAATTGCTTCACGAATATATTGTTGCTGAATCTCAGAAGATTTTTAATGATATCAGTGAAGAAGAAACCAGTGATTTTGATGAAACGTTTGATGAATCAATTGATTTTGGTGACAAATCTGACGATTTTATTGATGATGTTGAAACTAATCGCAATGAAATTGACGCCGAAGAAACATTCGAAGATGACGACCTAGACGATGCCGAAAATGATCTGACAACAGACATGGAAGGCGACGATGAGTCAGGGGATTTTGATCCAACTGCATTTGATGATGGCGATGACATGGACATGGACATGGGCAGCGATGATGAATTTGCTGGTGTTGATGATGTCAGTGACGAATCAGGCGATAATTATGCATCAGTTGCTGACGGGATGGACGACATTCAGGCTGCAATCGACGCTCTTCAGGCTACATTCGCTGATTTAATGGGCGATGCTGATGACGGCGAAGATGAATTCTCAGTTGATGACGGTTCAGATGATGAATTTGACCTTGGCACTGACGACGAAATGGACGACGAAATGGACGACGAAGTTGAAGACGAAGGTTTTGACTTTGGCGACGACGAAACTGACATGCGCGAAAGCAAAGGTCTAACCCCCGTCAAAGTTTCAACTCCAAATGGTGAAGATAATTCAAAATCACCAGTCGGACCCGGAAATAAAGATTTGGGAAATAAGGGAACACCTATTTCAACCAAAGCAGGAACAGAAAAGGCTCCTAAACCAACTGTTGCTAACATGGGAGCCGTAGGCGCGCAGGAAGTTGGCGCTAAGCTACGTCCAGTCGCCAAGCCAACTAACAAAGCCGATACCGCAAAATCGAATATCGGAAGCTGATCATGTTAGTTCCTCTTCGTGAAGTTATAATGCCAAATGTTGCTGGTCTCAAAAGCGAGGTGTGTGAAAACGCATCTGGCGGTAAAGATTGGTATATGAATGGCGTTTTCATTCAGGCAGGGGTGAAAAACCATAATCAGAGAGTCTATCCGGTTAATGAAATTTCAAGGGCAGTGATGTCAATGAAAGAAAAATTAACAAAGGGATTCTCTGTATTAGGGGAAGCTGATCACCCCGATGATCTGAACATCAACATTGATCGTGTATCACATATGATTGTTGATATGGAGATGCGCGGAAATGATGGCATTGGTAAATTAAAATTGTTGACTACTCCGTTGGGCAACATTTGCAGAACATTGCTCGAAGGCGGTGTTAAACTTGGTGTAAGTTCTCGCGGAAGCGGAAATGTAGATGCGTCTGGTAACGTTTCAGAATTTGAAATAATTACAGTTGACATCGTGGCTAATCCAAGCGCTCCGGATGCATATCCAGACGCAATTTATGAAGCAATTCATAATAGACCACGTAGTGCAACTTTCTGGGATATTGCCGATAGTGTCACTCATGACCCGTCTGCGCAGAAATACCTTGAAAAAGAGGTTAAGTCTTTTATCCAAGATTTAGGGAGACATAAACATGCATAAGTCTGTATCCGATATTCTAGGGGCTGGCGCGCTAACTGAATCTGCGAAAGTAGAACTTCAGGAAGCATTTGAGGCACGTTTGCAGGAACAACGCGATGAAGTCACAGCCGAGTTGCGCGAAGAATTCGCAACTCGTTATGAAGCTGACAAATCACAAATTGTTGAGGCAATGGATGCCATGCTCAAGAATACTCTAGTTAAAGAATTCACTGAATTTGAAATTGACAGAAAGGCTGTTATTGCCGAGCGAGTCAAGTACAAGAAAGCGATGACATCGCATACTAAAATACTTGAATCATTCATCAATAAAGTTCTTACTACTGAAATTCGTGAATTAAGAGAAGACCGCAAGACCCAAAAAACCGATTTTAAACTTCTGGAAAGTTTTGTTCTTAAGCAGCTTAGCGGCGAATTGAATGAATTCCACAAGGATAAGCGTGCTCTAGTTGAGCGTGAAGTAAAAATGGTTAAAGAGGGCAAAGCAAAAATTGCAGCAGCAAAGAAAGAATTCATCAAGGAAGCAACTGCTACTTTGAGAACTCTTATTGAAGGCACAATGCGCAAAGAAATCACCTCTCTGCGTGAGAGCATTCAGACTGCCAAAGAAAATGAATTTGGTCGCAAAATCTTCGAGACATTTGCAAGTGAATTCATGGTTAGCACTCTGAGTGAAGGAACTCAGGTTGGCAAACTAAGTAAGAAAATTACTGGTTTGAAAGCTGAAATTGCTGAATCAGCAAAAGCAACAGCAGAAACTAAAGCTAAATTGTCTGAATCAAATCGCCGTCTTCGAGTCGCCAAGGATTTGTCAGAACGTAAGGGCATAATGAGTGAAATGCTTAAACCATTAACTCGCTCACAGTCTGACCTAATGGGCAATTTACTTGAAAGTGTTGCAACTACTCAGCTTCGCAATGCGTATACCAAATATCTTCCGAACGTTCTAGCAGAAAATAAAACTACTGTTGCCCCAAGGAAGATAAAAATTACTGAATCAGCTTCCCCTAAAAAGGTATTGACAGGTAATAGACAACCGAGCGTGCAGTCAGAGACTGGTGGCTCCGCCGATATCAAGAAGTTAAAGACATTGGCAGGAATTAAATAAGGAGAATTCGAATGGCAAAATTATTTGAAAATTGGTCAGCCACCAAAGAAGTTCTATTGGACGGTCTAACCACAAAGAAGGCAGCAATTCTTGAAACTGTTTTGGAAAACAGCAAGAAGCATCTTCTACGAGAAGCTGCATCAGGCGCATCGACAGCATCAGGAAACATTGCTTCGTTTAATAAGGTAATTCTTCCTATTATTCGTCGTGTTATGCCTACTGTTATTGCCAATGAACTTGTTGGTGTTCAGCCAATGCAGGGTCCAATCGCCCAGATTCATACTCTGCGTGTGCGCTATGCACAGTCATATGATACTGCGGTTGCCGGTGATGAGGCTCTAAGCCCATTCCTAATGGCACAGGGCTATTCCGGTAGTGCAACTACACGTCGTGCTGATTCTACATCAGTCATGGAAGGTATTGCTGGTAAGCAGATGAGCATTCAGGTCTTGAAACAGACTGTTGAAGCGAAATCACGTCGCCTCAGTGCAACTTGGACTTTCGAAGCCGCGCAGGACGCACAGTCAATGCATGGTCTAGACGTTGAAGCTGAAATCATGGCAGCACTTGCACAGGAAATCACTTCAGAAATCGATCAGGAAATTCTTGGTAGTCTTTCAAGTCTCGCCGGTGCAGCCGCTGCAACATTCGACCAGAATGCAGTAAGCGGAACAGCTACTTTCGTTGGTGATGAGCATGCTGCACTTGCAGTCTTGATCAACCGCGCATCAAACGATATCGCTGCACGTACTCGTCGTGGACCGGGCAACTGGATCGTGATTAGCCCAACAGTGCTAAGCATCCTTCAGGCTGCTACAACTAGCGCGTTCGCACGTACAACCGAAGGACCATTCGAGGCTCCAACAAACACTAAGTTCGTCGGAACATTGAATAACACAGTTCGCGTTTACGTCAACAACTATGCGATCAACGATGATGTCCTAATCGGATACAAAGGTCAGAATGAAACAGACGCTGCTGCATTCTATTGCCCTTATATCCCATTGATGAGCAGCGGAACAGTTCTTGATCCGAATACTTTCGAGAACAAGACTTCGTTCTTGACTCGTTACGGTTATCTAGAACTAGACAATCAGGCTTCCAGCCTTGGTAACGCGGCAGATTACCTAAGCAAGATTGCGGTGACAACTGCAAACCTTAGCTTCCAGTGATCTGATAAATTACCACAAATACAAAAAAAAGCGCCTTCGGGCGCTTTTTTATTGACTGATTTCTATTTTACACATATAATACTGTTATGTCAACAGAAAAAATCAAATTGAATACATTTGTTAAGGGATATGATCGAATTTGGGATTGTGGAAAAAGAAAATGGATTTTGGCTGTCTAATCGCTTGACAATGGCTTCACCCTTTGATAGATTGTAATGGAAGCACCCCGAAACAAGGAGTAACCATATGGAAAAGTTTTTCAGGTTTATCGACATGTCAATTGAGCGCGTCGTGGGAATTATCCTGTTGTTGGTGATTATCGCGGCAGTGGTAGCAGTCGTTATATTCGCATTCGCCTATGTCTTTTTCATTATGGTGGCGATGGTAGTTGTCAGCGTTCTTGTCGCAATCTTCAACAAATAGGAAATAATCATGGACCATGAAAATAA